CTGGCGAACTGACCGCATTTCTGGCGTGGATATGCTGACTTTGGTTGTTCTTGAAGAAGAATACGAAGTCTACGATGATGAATTCAGTTACGACTGCAAACCGCAGTGGCGTGTTCTTGATTTGCTAGAAGGAATCTATAGGCAACGGGTATTCCGAAAGAATGAAAAGGGTGATTTCTATGTTGAGAACGAAATCTTTCCAAGTTCGCAAGGCAAGGCGATTGCTCGGATTCCGTTTGAGTTTTTCGGAGTCAGAGATAACCGACCTTGTGTCGATAAGCCGCCTTTGCTTGATCTGGTTGATGTCAACATCAGTCACTATCGCACTACTGCCGACTACGAACACGGATTGCACTTCACCGGCTTACCGACCCCAGTGGTCACAGGATTCTATTCCGACGATCAGTCAGCATCCCTCAGAATCGGCTCAGGCACTGCTTGGCTGTTACCCGATCCAGCCTCCAAAGCCTTCTATCTGGAATTCTCAGGCCAAGGACTCTCAGAACTCAGAGAAGCACTCAGAGCCAAAGAATCAATGATGGCAACATTGGGAGCCAGAATTCTTGCTCCTGAAAAGAAACAAGTCGAAACCGCACAGACGGCCGCAATTCATCGGGCCGGTGAAAACTCGGTCCTTGCGTCCATCGCGCAAAGCATCAGCATTGGTCTGACTCATTGCCTTGAGTGGATGGCGAACTGGTCAGGCATTGCCGGGGATGTGCGAGTAGAAATCAATCGAGACTACATCCCACAGTCAATGACGCATCAGGATGTCGCTGAACTGGTCAAGTCATGGCAAGCAGGAGCAATCAGCCATGAGACCTTGTTTGATAATCTGGTCAAGGGTGACATCATCAGACCCGATGTTTCATTCCAAGACGAAAAGGAACGGATTGACATGACCCCGCCGGGAATGCCCACAACTAATACTGCATGACTGCTAACGACGAAATCAGGGACAGGGCCATAGCGCATCAGATTTATTTGTTGCGTTATGAGTCAGGTGTGACCCGGAAGATCCTCAAGGTACTGTCACAAGCTGACAAAGATCTTGTGTCACAGCTATCTGACCTTGAATCCACAATGTCGATCGCAGACATTGATGCAAGGCTGGAAGGCGTCCGAAACATCATCAGCGCATCATGGGATTACGCTTCACTTGATCTGGAAAATGAACTGGCAGCTCTTGCTGAATACGAAGCCAATCACCAAGAGCAAGTCATCAGGGATTCAACGCCTGTAGAACTCAACATAGTCAGCCCATCAGCAGAAACCTTGATTGCGGCAGTCGAATCTAAGCCGTTTGAAGGAAAGATCCTAAAGGAATGGATCGACAAACTAGATGAAGATTCCTACATCCGCATCAGGGACGCTGTTCGCATGGGCATCGTTGAGGGTGAGTCATACGGCCAGATTACCAAGCGAGTGATTGGAACCAAGGCACTGAACTATTCAGATGGCGTAACCGCTTTGAATATGCGACAGGCACAGGCTTTGGTGTCTACGGCAGTCGCGCACACGGCAAACGAGGCAAGGCAGACTTTTTACGGAGCAAATGATGACCTTATCAAAGGTGTTCAATGGGTCAGCACGTTGGATGCTAGGACAACTCCTATATGCCAGTCACGGGATGGAACGGTATACCCTGTTGACTCTGGGCCTAGACCACCTGCCCACTTTAGATGCAGATCCAGCACGGCTCCTATTCTCAAGTCATGGAAGGAACTCGGGATCGACATGGAAGAGGCCCCGGCAGGAACAAGAGCATCCATGGATGGTCAAGTACCAGAATCAGAAACCTATCAAACTTGGCTCAAGAAAAAGTCGGCGGCTTTCCAAGATGACGTATTGGGGCCAACCAGAGGCAAATTATTCAGAGAAGGATTGTCACTGGACAGATTTGTAGACCAGTCTGGAAAGGAATACACCTTGAAGCAATTACGTTCCAAGGATTCAACTATGTTCCGAAAGGCAGGTATTGACTAATTTTATTTTGTGCTATAGTCGCGCTCAAGCGTGATTGTGTCACGTCAACCCCGTCCCAGAGGGACACCATCAACACCAGAGGTATAGATGGAAATCACTGAAGAAGAACTCAACGCAAAGATTACTGAAGCAGTTGAGAGTGCAACTGGCGGTTTGTCCAAGAAGAATCAGGAACTTCTTGCAGAACTAAAGGAAGCACGAAAGGGTAAAGCGATTGATCCTGCCGAATTGGACAGACTGCAATCCAAGATTGATTCATTGGAATCTGACCTAGGATTAGCACACAAGGCCAAGAAGGATCAGGAAAAACTGCTCAAACAGGCTCAGGAGTCATTGGCGTCCGAATCTGGATTCACCCAGAAACTTCTTCTTGATAACGGGTTGACGGATGCACTGGTAAAGGCCGGGGTTGCTACTCAGTTCCTCCCTGCGGTCAAGGCCATGCTAGGCACACAAGCAAAAGTTATTGCCGATGGGGATGCTCGAAAGGCAGTCATTGGCGATAAGGAACTGAGCGAGTTTGTCACATCGTGGGCAACCACTGATGAAGGCAAGCACTACATCTCCGCTCCTGCAAATGGTGGCGGTGGTGCAAGTGGTGGGGCCGGTGGCGGTTCCAACGCTAAGGTTTGGACTCGGGAGAAGTTTGATGCTTCATCACACTTTGAGCGGTCTGAATTTTCGAAAGCTGGCGGGAAGGTCGTGGACTAAAGCCATAGCCTCTCGTCGGTGTAACAACTGACTAGAGGTATTTTTATGGCAAACGTCCTTACCAATTTGGCGGCCGATATTTACAAGGCCGCCGATGTAGTTGGCCGAGAACTCGTCGGCTTCATTCCTTCATCTACCATCAACGGTGATGCTACTGACCGTGCCGCTAAAGGTGACACGATTCGTGCGGCATTCACCCGCACCCCAAGCGTCAATACTTCGTTCGCTCCGTCTATGACGATTCCGGAAGGAACCGATCAGACGGTTGATAACAAGACCATGACCCTTGATAACTACGCATCTGTCCAGATTCCTTGGACGGGTGAAGACATCAAGCACGTCAACAATGGTTCTGGATTTGAAACCATCTACGGCGATCAGATCAAGCAAGCAATGCGAGCGATCTGTAACAGCATCGAATCTTCTATTGCTGTTGCCGCCTACAAAGGTGCATCACGCGCTGTTGGTTCTGCTGGTACGACTCCTTTCGCATCAAACTTCAACACGGTTGCTGAAGTTCGTCAGATCCTCGTAGACAACGGTTGCCCGACTGACAACCAGATCACTCTGGTTCTGAACTCAGCCGCTGGCACGAAACTGCGTAACCTTGCATCACTTCAGCAGGTCAACACCTCTGGTGGCACGGATCTTCTCCGTCAGGGCACTCTGCTTGATTTGCAGGGCCTGATGATTAAGGAATCTGCTGGCGTTGCAAGCCACACCAAGGGATCTGGTACGAGTTACCAGCTTTCTGCGGCAGGCGCTGTTGGTGACACCACCATCAATGTTGACACGGGCTCTGGCACTCTGCTTGCCGGTGATTGCATCACCTTCGCTGGCACTTCTGACATCTACGTTGCGAATTCTGCTCTGTCTGGTGGTTCATTCACCATCGGCGCTCCGGGCCTTCGCTACGCAGAAGCAGACAACGATGCCATCACCATCGGCAACAGCTTTACCGCCAACGTAGCATTCCACCGGACTGCTATCGAACTCGGTATTCGTCCTCCGGCTCTCCCGGCTGGTGGTGACGCCGCTGTTGACATCATGACCGTACAGGATCCCTACTCAGGTCTGGTATTCGAAATTGCAGTCTACAAGGGCTACATGAAGACCATGATCGAAGTTCGTGCCCTGTTCGGCGTGAAGGTTTGGAAGCCCAACAACGTGGCTCTCCTGCTCGGCTAATGTTGATCGGGCCATGCTATAAGGTGTGGCCCATCTCTAACGAGGATTGAACATGACCGAGAAAAAGGAAAAGCAGGAAAAGGCAGTAGGCTTTGTGGTTCTGAAAAGAGATCCCGAAATCTACCCGCCTCCGTATGAAGTAGCTGTTCCGCCTTCAGAGGTGGACAACTACAAGGCCGGTGGATACGAGCCAGCCTAACCTATCGGGGGGTTCCCGGATTCCTGTGCCGGTTCTTACTCCCCACCTAATTTTGAGGATATCGCTATGCCATTGAAAAAAGGTTACAGCCAGAAAAGCATTTCATCGAACATCAAGACTGAAATGAAATCTGGAAAGCCCCAAAAGCAAGCGGTAGCCATTGCGCTGTCAGTTGCTAAGACAGCCAAGAAAAAGGCCAAGAAATGAAGCGCTATTGCTCACGCATTGCCGTCAAGCCTACGACCTTTACTGAAGACACTTGTTATCAGTCTTGGTATAACTCAGACGTTTTGTCAATTCGCTTGATTCGGATGCACTTGCAGTTGGATTCAGCAGATGCCGGTGGAACGGGAAATTCCATCTACGGTTGGCAGAGGATCAAGGGACATCCGACAGGCGGTGATAGCATAATTCCTACTCGGTATGACAATAACGAAGAACCGAGCAAGATGATTATCAATCGCGCTAATGGTGGTTTAACCATGACGGGCGTGACTCGGGAAGCCTACTTCCTTGAGCGTTCTATCGTCAGCAAAACCACAGGTTCTGCGTCAACGATTGAGTTTGACCATCTGGAAGGATTTATCTTGCTACCGGGTGAAGGGATCTGCATATTTGCAGACAACACGGTGATATCAGGATCTGGCGTCTTTGGAATGATTGAGTGGGTGGAAGAATGACACTAATCGTTGAAGATGGCACTGGTAAGGACAACGCCGAAAGCTACATTAGCGTAGTGGATGCGGATACCTACCATAGCAACAGAGGCAACACCGACTGGGCGGCACTTACAACCGCCGAGAAGGAGCGTTTGCTCCGTATAGCCACTGACTACATGGTGGCGGTTTATCGTCTCCGCTGGGACGGCTACAGGTACGTCAACACACAGGCGCTTGATTGGCCCCGCATCTATGTTCCGATCAGGGACATCTGCTCAGTCAATGCTTACCCGGAGTATGTTGACTTTGATGTGGTTCCGAATCAGGTAAAGAATGCCTGTGCGGATCTTGCGCTCAAAGCCAACTCTGAAACCCTTTTGGAAGATCAGAGCCAGCAGACGATCCGCGAAAAGGTAGGGCCGATTGAAGTGGAATATGACAAATTCAGCCCACAATTTAAGCGATATTTGCAGGTTGAAAACAGTTTGAGCATTTATTTTGCGTCTAGCGCCAATCAAGTGAAGTTGATGAGGACGTAATGGCCGCACTTGACGCAAAAGCTAGGGCTACTGCACTCAAACTGCTGAACAAGTTTGGCAAGAGCGTCACATTGACTATGGTGACTGAGGGAACCTATAACCCTGCGACTGGTGAACTTTCATCAGGCAGTACGTCAACAGAAATCCCCAAGGCACTGATTGAAGATTTCAATGGCGTGGACTATGTATCAGGTCTGGTTGAGAAAGGTGATCGCAAGGTCACAACTCCTGCATCTGGTTACACAGAGCCAAAGCCAAATGACCAATTCACAGTAGGATCAGACGTTTATACGGTCATTGCTGTTGAAACGGTTTGGTCAGGCGAACAGGCGGCCATCTACATTTCGCAGGTGCGGAAATGAGCATGGATGCAATCGTAAGCAGGGTGAACCGCCGTATTGATACGGTTATTCGCAAGTCTACGATTCAGTTATTTGGTCAGGTCATCAAGATGACCCCTGTTGATACGGGACGTGCTAAAGGGAATTGGCAATGCTCTGTAGGTAGCCCGATCACATCAGAGACCGACAGAGATGATGGATCAAGATCACAATCGTTGAGCAGTTCTAAGGCTTATTCGGATGTAGTGCGAACTGTTCCAAAGGCCGGAAATGTGGTTTGGTTATCAAATAACGTGCCGTACATTCGGAAGCTGGAATACTATCCTCCCGGTAAAGGCGGAAGCATACAGGCCCCACAAGGCATGGTAAGGATTGCCATTCAGAATTTTGGTTCCGTTTTTGCCGATGCAACGCGCAACTCAATGAGTGAAATCAAATGAGCATCGTTAATATCAGGGCGGCACTTGAAACCAGACTGAATGCGATGAGTCCTTCTCTTGCTACGGCTTGGGAAAGCGTACCATTCACACCTGCTACTGGTACTCCGTATCAGCAGGTCAATCTGCTACTGGCAGAAACAGAAAACCCGACACTGGGCGATGCCATGTATCGGGTCACAGGATTTATGCAGGTTTTGTTGAGCTATCCACCGGGAACAGGCCCGAAGGCGGCGGCAACGAGGGCTGAATTGGTCAGAGACCAGTTTCGGCGTGGTTTGGGTCTATCATCGGGCGGCACTAATGTTCGGATTGACAGCACCCCAACGATTGCACCGGCAATCATTGATGGAGATCGTTATCGTGTCCCGGTCACGATCTACTTTTCGGCAGACATTTTTCCTTCATAAGAGGTAGACACAAATGGCAAATATCGCACAAGGCGTAAGCAAGATTCTTGCTTACAAAAAACAATCTGGGCTTGGCTCACCGGCCTCTGGCTCTGGTGGTCAACAGCTTCGTCGCACCAGTTCAACGATCAACCTGACCAAGGAAGCGTACCAGTCAGCGGAAATCCGTCCTGACCAGCAGATCGCTGATTACCGTCATGGCCCCAAGCAGGTCACGGGTTCAATCGCTGGTGAAGTTTCACCGGGAACCTACAAGGATCTGATGGCATCAGTTCTGCGTCAGGACTTTACCGCTGTTTCTTCCATGACTTCAGCGGCTATTACGCTGGTTGCTTCTACCGGCGTGATTACTTTCCAGACCGGCAACCCGCTGACTTCTGGCATCAAAATCGGCATGGTGGTTCGTTTGTCTGGTGGAACGCTTGTTGCGGCTAACACCGGCAAGAACCTTCTCGTAACCGGTGTGACTTCAAGTACCCTGACCGTCAGCCCTCTGAATGGCGCGGCTCTGGCGAATGAATCGACTTCAGTCACTGGCGTAACTGTTGCTATCCCCGGCAAGGTGTCTTACGTTCCTGAGTCTTCTCAGACGCATGACTATTACACTGTCGAGCATTGGTTCAGCGACATTTCACAGTCGGAAGTTTTCTCTGACGTTTGCGTCACCAACGCCGCAGTCTCTGTACCGGCTACGGGCCTTGCAACTGTCAATTTCCCGCTGGTTGGTCTCGGAATGTCCACGGGCGCATCACAGATCCTGACCTCTCCGACTGCAATCAGCACCTCGGGTGCAGTTGCTGGCGCAAACGGGCTTATGTTTGTTGGTGGATCTGCGGTCGCAGTTGTTACCTCCATTGATTTTGATGTGAATGGAAACACGTCAGCGGCTGACGCAGTGGTTGGTTCAAACAACCGCCCTGACGTATTCCAAGGCACTGTTGGCGTAACCGGCAACATGACGGTTTACTTCACCGATGCAACCTTCCGCGATTATTTCATTGATGAAACGGAAGTCGCAGTCAATGTTGTGATGACCACTTCCAATGACAAGGCCGCTGATTTTGTCAGCTTCCAGATGAGCCGAGTCAAGGTGGGCGGTGCAGATGTTGGTGACGGCCAGAATGGTCTGACCCGCACCTTCCCGTTCGTTGCTCTTAAAAACACCGCTGGCGGTGCTTCTGCGGCGAACTACGCATCCACCATCCTGGTGCAGGATTCCGTAGCGTAAAGTTCACGGCGTTTGAGGCGGTTTAATCGCCGCCTCTTTTTTTGTAATGACACAGGAACTGAATATGAAACAGGAAAACGAAGTGCTTTTTTCTCTTGATGACCTCAACCTTGTTACCGCATCAGAGAACTCATACGAGTTTGAATATCTGAAGGGTGACGGCCGGCCGACAGGCGTATTTATCAGCGTCATTGGTTCACAGGCCCCCAAGGTACAAGAGTGGATCAGAAAGACGCTGAATCGTCGCAGAAGTCAGGAAGCGATTGCCGCAAAGCGCGGAAAGGAAATCGAAAGGCTGGTAGAGGATGACGAAGACTTTGCAATCGGTGCGGCCGCTGTTCGTATCGTAGGCTGGAAAGGCATCAAGGAACCCTACTCACCAGAAGGTGCACTCAAACTGTGCCGCAATAACTCAGAGGTGCGGGATCAGGTTTTTGAGGCATCCAATAACCTTGCAAATTTTACTCTGAGCTAATTCGGGAACTTGCTGAGTACGGGAAAAGGGAATTTGAACTGGATTCCCTGCAACCTGATGGATCGACGCTAAGGGCACACGCTCAAGCAATCGCCAAAGGCGCAGGGGAGATCCCAGAGGAATATCAGTCTTTGCCCGTACCAGAGGCCCTAATCCATTGCTGGTATTGGTTCATGGAACTCTCAAGGACGAGAACCAGCAACGGGTTTGGAGCTAACCCGATAAGCTATAATGAAATCGTCTCATGGTCAGATTTAACAGGAGTCCGACCCGATAACATTGAAGTGCAAGCATTGATGGCTCTGGATTCGGCGTTTATGTCGATACAGGCCGACGAGATTAAAAAGCGGAGCGCGAAACATGGCTGAAGTCCATAGCATTGAAATCAAGGTCGATAGTACCCAAGCGCAAACCGCTTCCCGCAATCTCGATAAAATGTCAGGTTCTGCTTCTGGGGCAGAATCAGCACTAAACAACCTTACAAGGGCGGCATTAGGACTTGTCGCTCTTGATAAGATTGCAGGTGTAGCCAAGGGTATCCTAGACACAAATCGTGCAATGGAAGCGCTTAGAGCGCAGTTGATCTCTGTTACTGGATCAGCTATCGGCGCACAAAAGGCATTTACATTCATTCAGAACTTTGCGACCTCAACTCCATACGAGATTGAAGGTCTGACAAAAGCATTTATCGCCCTTCAAAATTACGGCATTAAGCCCACCAAACAGGTGATGGAGGCCGTAACCAATCAAGCATCAAAACTAGGAGCATCACAAGAAACCCTAGACGGAATTGTGAGGGCTTTAGGTCAGGCATACGCTAAAGGAAAACTCCAAGCCGAGGAAATGTTACAGCTTGCCGAGCGTGGTGTACCAGTCTATGACTTGCTTTCACAGGTCACAGGAAAGAATGCCGCACAGCTACAAGACATGGCGCAAAAAGGCGAACTGACCCGCGATGTTCTTGAGCGATTGATTGGGAAAATGGGTGAATTGTCCAGTGGCGCTAATGCCAATGCAATGGACACGCTTAATGGAAAAATCAGCAATCTTTCTGACGCATGGCATCAGTTTGAAGATGCTTTGCTAAATGACAAAAGCGAAGGGATTATCAAAAGCATTGTTGACAGCATTACCGGCCAATTAAGCCGAATGACTGCTGAAATCAACAAATCGCCTGTTCAAAAACTTGAGGATCAATTAGCCAGCCTTAGAAAAACTCCGGGATATGACGTTCCTATCGCAGAAGTTGAGCGTCAGCTTGCATCTGCAAAAAAGGCACAGGAAGAGCAAGACAAAATTACTGCCGAACAGATGAAAGCGGAAGATGCTCGGGTTGCCAAGGTAGAAGAACAACGCAAAAAGCTACTTGCTGGAGATGGTGCGGTAGTTAAAAGCAAGAAAGAACAGACAGCCGCAACCAAAGCATTGCACGAAGCTGAGGCCGCATTTTCTGCGACAATTGATGCCAATATCCGAGTTGCACAAAATCAAGTCAAGGTTCAGGAAGCGCAGTATAAGACCGCTGAAAAGCGCCTAAATCTTGAAATGGAGCAAGCAAAGGCGGCGGCATCAATCAGGATGGATACTGCTAAAACTGATGAGGACAAGCTAAAGATTCAAGAAGAACTTGCCGCAAAGATTGAATCCATCATTGTGCGCGAAACTGAACTGAAGCAAGAGCAAATCAGTCTTGATGAAAAAATTATTGCAACGCGCATTGCGGGTGTAGAGCAAGAGATTGCCTCAGCAGACAGATTCAACCTTTCACAAGCCGAGAGAATTAGGCTTGAAACAGAATTACAGGCTTTAAAGGCTCAGGAACAAATCATTCCAGAAGAACGGGCACAGCTTGAAATTGATGCGATGCTGGAATTGCAAAATGCCTATGGTGATTTGAACAAGCTAAAAGCTGAATCAGCAGATACCGAAGCCAAGGTCAGAGAAGAAGCCCTTCGCACTCTGGAAGTCCTGTCATCAAATCTTGAATACTCACGAGAGATGGCAACTGGTCTTGCCGAAGCGTTTGGTGAGGTCGGCGCGGCGATTGGTGGGATGTCTGTCGCTTTGGCTGAGTACGAAAAGCAACAGGCAACAATCAACATTCAAGCTGAAGAAGCCATCAAGAAGAATCCATCAAAGAAGATGGAGATTGAAGCGGAAGCGATGACAAAGCAATCACGCAACCAAATCAAACTGTATGGTGACATGACTCAAGCCGCTCAAGGGTTCTTCAAGAAAGGAACCAAAGGTTACGAAGCAATGGGCGGGGCAGTCAAGGTATTCAGAGCCTTTGAAATGGCTCAATCTGCTTTGTCATTTGCTAAGCAGATGGGTGACATGGGCGCAATGCTGGCTCAGTTCCTTGGAATGGAGAGCGCAAAGACCACGGCAAAGATTGCCAACAATGCGGCACAGCAAGCCTCAGATGCTACCGGTGCAGTGACATCAGCAACCAAGGCCGTAGCCGATGCCGGTCAGGGTGATCCCTATACTGGCATTATTCGTGCGGCGGCAATGTTGGCGTTCATGGCGGCTATCGGTATTGCTGTAGGTGGCGGTGGCGGTGGATCTTCTGCGACTACTGTTAAGCCGCCCGAGCCGGGGACTGGTACGGTCAAAGGCGATCCGATGGCGGTATCCGAAAGCATCAGCAAGTCCATTGGAATCATCGAGGAAAACTCATCGAATGACCTCAATTACTCAGCCGATATGCTGGATGCGCTGTACCAGATCCGCGACGCGCTTGGTGGCGTGGAAAATTTGATTGCATCGGATTTAACACCGGCAATTTCTAACTTGATGACCAAATTTGGTGATGGGCTCAAGCAGGCAGGATTCATTTTTCGCGATCAGCAACTCAGCAAGGTTTTGACTAGCGGAAAATACGAAGGCTATATCGGCGCCCGGGTCGAGACTGAATCCAGTCAGATGATGGTCACGATCAAGAAAGGCCAAACGATGGTGGCTGAGTACGGAAACCGTTTTGCAGAAGCCTTTGGCACGGTCATCAAGACAATTCAAAACGGCATCGTTGAAACCGGCAAGATTATTGGCGTTTCTGAATCTGAAATTGCCAATCGACTGAAAGGATTTAAGATCAAGGGCCAAACCATCGACATTGCTGGACTGAGCGCAGAAGAAGCGGCCAAAAAAATTGAGGCCGCATTTTCAGCCATGTCTGACACGATGGCGATGAAGGCCCTCCCCGAGTTTAAGGATTTCCAGCAATCAGGCGAAGGCTACTTTGAAACGATTGCACGGGTCTCTGAAGGCGTAAATCGGGCAAAGGGAAGTCTTGAATTGCTTGGCATGGAAGCCATCAGCTACACAGACATTATCGACAAAAACAAGGATGTTGCCGCAGAGATCACTCGCCAGACCATCATGGCGCAAGGTGACTTGTCAGAAGGTACACGCGAGTACGTCAGGCAGTTACAAGGCTCTGCGGCGGACATCATCGATTCATACAAGCAGATCCTCAGCATCACCA